TGTGCTGAACTAAGCGTACAACTACGCCGTAAATTCGGTGTGTTCGGTGATGACGAAGATGAGTATGGTGCGATATACAAATCCATAGAACAAGAGAAAGCAAAAAGTGAAGTGTCCTGAGTGCAACACATGGGTGTTTGTTAAAGAAACCCGATCTCGCCCTGCTAATACGGTGTATCGTAGGTATGAGTGCGCCAACGAGCATCGCTTTACCACATTAGAAACAGTAACACGTGTCATTAAACCCAAGGAGAAAGAAGATGAAGAAAACTAAATCAGCAAAAGTATCAGAGTATTTTTTGAAGCATCCCAATGCAGTACCGAAAGATGTTGGTGCTAAGTTTGGTATGCACATGCCGCAGGTGTACGGCATACGTAAGCGTGTGCTCAGTGGTTCTATGCTAGGTGAGGTAGTCAATCCACAGATCACCGACGCGGTAACGCAGACTGCCGACCTACAACAAGTTGGTGGTTCTCATTACAAAGACATGGCCGTGCAACCTTGGGTAGCAATGGAGTCATGGATGACACCCGAACAATTCGCAGGATTCTTGCGGGGTAACGCTATCAAATATCTTGCACGATGCGATGTCAAGGGTGGGCTGGACGACATTAAGAAAGCAGAGCACTACATCCACAAACTAATTGAGGTAAGTAAGGATGTGTAGCCTATCGTTCTATGGGGGCATACTTGTGGGCATAGGACTTCTACTAGCCCTAGCACTAATCGCATTTATGTTTGTGTTTATAAAAAATAATTGAGGGTGACATGGACATAGTAACCATTGACTTTGAAACCTACTACGACAAGGAATATTCCCTGTCTAAGATGACCACGGAGGCGTACGTACGTGACCCTCGCTTTGAGGTCATCGGTGTAGGCGTGAAGGTAAACGACTACCCCACAGACTGGTATAGCGGAGACAACGTGGGGAAATTCCTCAACAGTCTTGACTACCGCAACAAGGCAATCCTCTGTCACCATACTGCGTTCGATGGGGCAATCCTATCGTGGCACTTTGGCATCAAGCCTAAGTTGTGGCTTGACACGCTGAGCATGGCAAGACCCCTGCACAATCTCACAGTAGGGGGAAGCCTTGCCGCACTCACTACCTACTATGGGCTAGGTAAGAAAGGTGATGAGGTTGTCCAAGCACTGGGCAAACGCAAGGCAGACTTCACACCCGAAGAACTTGCACGATACGGAGAGTACTGCAAGAACGATGTGGAGTTGACCCACGCTTTGTTCAACAAGATGAAGAAAGGTTTCCCTGTCAGCGAGTTGCTGGTCATCGACCAAACGCTACGCATGTACACCGAGCCGACCATCGAGTTGGATGTGCTTCTCTTGCGTGAACATCTTGAGGAAGTAATTGCCCGAAAGGATGGACTGATCGCAGACATGGGGCTGACTGGTGTCACCAAGGAAGTGTTGACCAAGACGCTAATGAGTAACGAGATATTCTCTAAGTATCTTATTAACCTTGGTGTCGAACCCCCGAGTAAGGTCAGCGCACGTACAGGCAAACAGGCGTGGGCATTTAGTAAGACGGACAAAGCGTTTACCGACTTACTGGAACATCCTGATGAGCGTGTGCAGAACGCAGTCGCCGCTCGCTTAGGTGTCAAATCAACCATCGAAGAAACCCGAACCGAAGCCCTACTGGGTGTCGCTCAGCGGGGATGCTTGCCCATCATGCTCAACTATTATGGTGCGCACACAGGGCGATTCAGTGGTGGCGATAAGCTGAACTTGCAGAACCTACCTGCACGTGGGAACAACAAGATCAGGCGGGCACTACGAGCACCCAAGGGACAAGTTCTTGTGGCTTGTGATTCATCACAGATTGAGGCCCGAATGGTTGCGTGGATTGCAGGGCAAGAGGAGTTAGTCCAAGCGTTTGCCGAAGGGCGGGATGTATATAGTGAGTTCGCATCCGATGTGTATGGGCGCAAGATTTCCAAGGGGGACAAGATAGAACGATTCGTAGGTAAGACCTGTATCCTTGGTCTTGGCTATGGCATGGGCGCAGAGAAGTTCAGACGCACCCTTGAGATCGGGCAAGGTGGTGTGAACGTAGTCATCGACCTTAACGAAGCTGATCGTATTGTGCGACTCTACCGACAGAAGAACCACAAGATTGTGGCACTATGGCAGAGGTGCGGACACGCACTGACTGGCATGACCCAAGGTGGTAGCGGCAACATACATCCTCTGGTTAGTTACGACAACACAGGCATCACACTCCCCAACAAGTTGCAGATTAAATACCCTGCACTACGGCAGACCAACAGCGGGTTTGAATACATCGCTGATGCACGTACCTACCGCAAGGCAGTCAAAGATCGTGTCATTACTGGGGCAACGGATGATATAAGTTGGACTCGCATCTATGGTGGCAAGGTCACAGAGAATTTGATTCAAGCACTCGCTCGTATTGTTGTGTCCGAACAGATGACTGCCATTGGTCAACACTACCATGTGGCTTTCCAAGTCCACGATGAGATCATCATCACTGCCCCTGAAGAACAGGCGCAACACGCAGAGAAACTTATTGTCGAGATCATGTCTACCCCTCCAAGCTGGGCAAGCACGTTGCCAGTTGCATGTGAGGCGGGTACTGCAAACAATTACGGAGAAACCTAATGACTATCGCTGAAATCAAACGTGCACCACGTAACGCTGAAGCCCTCTCACTGCTTGAGGCAATCATCAACAAAGTGCAGGAGAACGAGGACGCATCCAATCTCATGGTGCTTGTGAAGATTGGTGACAACTACCATCGCTACTCTACAAATCTGATTGACACCATGTCGCTAGTTGCCGCCCTAGAACTGGCAAAGTTCGATGTGTTGCAACGGATGTCAGAGTAGGCTATACTAAAACTTCCAATCAAACAGAGAACCCTGAGGACACCCCTCGGGGCTATGACCTATGCGCCTTAGCCACTCTTACTCGTCCATCAAACTGTACGAGAACTGCCCATTGCGTTACTTCCGACAACGTATTGTTAAGGATGTGATAGACGAAGGGGGTGAAGCCAGTAAGTATGGCGAACGAGTTCATGCTTTCCTTGAGACACGACTCAAAGAGAACACCCTCTTACCGCAAGAGGTAGCCCATTACGAATCCCTATGTTCCTCAGTCGAACGCATCGCCCAAGGTGGTGAACTGTGCATAGAGAAAGAGCTAGTCCTAACCGACAACCTTACACCAACAACTTGGTGGGAGCCTGACGCTTGGCTACGATCTAAACTTGACATCCTTGTAATCACTGGCGAGATTGCCGTAGTGATGGACTGGAAAACAGGCAAGAGAAACGCCGACCAATTCCAAATGCAACTGTTCGCCGCCCAAGTATTCAAGCACTATCCTGAGGTGACAAGGGTCAAGACTTCCCTAGTGTGGCTGAAGGATATGGCTATGGATACCGAGGTGTACTACCGCAGTGGTGTCAACACGATATGGGCTGAGGTTATGAAGCGTATCCAACGCATCAACGACTCACTGGAACACGACAACTGGCCTGCCAAACCAAGTGGCTTGTGCCGCTATTGCCCTGCCCGACATAATTGTGACTATGCTAGGGTTTAACCCTACTTGACATTCATGTAAAGAGGAGTAATATATGAGTTCACTGACCCCCGAAGGCAAGATAAAGCGTAAGGTTGTTGAGTTACTTAAGAAGCACGATGTGTGGTACTTCTTCCCCGCCAGTAATGGCTTTGGTAAGGCAGGTATCCCCGACATCATTGCGATTGCGAAGGGCAAGTTCATTGGCATTGAGGTCAAGGCTGACAAGACCAAGAAGCCAACGGTATTGCAGGTCAAGTGTGGTGAAGAAATACAACGAGCAGGTGGATGGTGGTTCTTAGTGTATGACGCTGACTCCCTCCACTCACTTGAGCAAGCATTAGAAGAAAAACTTTACAGGTGATGACATGGTAGTGGTGGAACAGGCAAGGACACTTGCTATGAAATTAAACAATCCGAACAGGGTTCTCGACAGTATTCCTACTGCCAAGCCCTACACGGTACGTGGTGTGCCACTTGTGGTAGCACCGCATAGACTGGATGAGGTCAGGGTTCTGCGTAACCTTGGCATCAAAGCACCATCGCCCATACTGCACTACTACAACTGGTGTGGTCAGTACAAACCCTATGAGCACCAACGGCAGACGGCGGCGTTCCTTACGCTTAACCACTGTGGGTTGGTACTCAACGAGATCGGTACTGGCAAGACACAATCTGCATTGTGGGCGGCTGACTATTTGATACAGACCAAGCAGATCAAGAAGGTGCTCATCATCTCTCCACTGTCTACGCTTGAACGTGTGTGGGCTGACGCTATCTTTACAGGGTTTGTGCACCGTAAATTTGTTGTGCTTCATGGAACATCTGAGAAGCGCCGCAAGCTACTGAACACTGAGGCTGACTTCTACATCATTAACCACGATGGATTCCCTATCATCTGTGAAGAAGCACATGGTAAGTTTGACTTGGTGATCGTTGACGAGGCGGCAGTGCTACGCAACCCATCAACACAACGCTTCAAGATATTCCGCAAATGGATGGCGAACAATCTGCCAACACGTTTGTGGCTGATGACTGGCACACCGACACCCAATGACCCGACAGACGCATGGGCACTTGCCAAGTTGGTTGGGTCACCGTTCTGCACCAAGACGTATACGGCGTTCAGAGAACAGGTGATGATGAAGATTGGTCAGTGGAAATTTGTGCCAAGACCTGAGAGCGTAGAGATTGTGAAGCACATCCTACAACCTGCGGTCAGGTACACACGTGATGAATGTTTTGAGTTGCCCGACACAATCATTCAGACTCGTCAAGTAGAACTCACTGCGGAACAGAAGAAGCATTACTCACAGATGCTTAAACATTTTGTGACGGAGATGAGCGCA